TTATTCCTTAAATTTTGATGAGTGTATTAATAATAAAGAAATAGAAGATTTTGTTATTAAACAAATAATAGAAAAAGAGCTATTCGTAGAAAGAATGCCTGGTGAAGGAAGAGATGAGTATATAGGTAGATGTATTCCAGTACTTAAAAAAGAAGGATACGACGAAGATCAGGCAGCAGCTATATGTTATGATGCCTTAAAAAAAAACTTTGCTGAAGAAAGAGTAATATTACCTGTAGAAGAAACTACAATATTACAGGCTGGTGAAGAAGAGAGAGGATTAAGAGTAGATAATAATGAAGATAAGTCTTATGATGTAGCGTATTGGTGGAAAGATGATAGTAAACCAATGGCAATAGAGGTAGAGTTAGACGGTAAACCAGCAGGATATGCTGAGAATGTACATCTTAAATTTCATCCAGAGTTAGACTATAAAAAAGACGAATTTGAATCCTTTACTGATTACCCTGAATCTGCAACAAATGCTGCCAAAAGAGCTCTTGAATGGAAAGACGAACATCCAGATAACGACTGTGGTACAAGAGTTGGATGGGCAAGAGCTAACCAGCTTGCTAACAAACGAGCAATATCAGAAGAGACTATTGCTAGAATGGCTTCATTTGCTAGACATTTACAACATGAAGACGTTCCTTACTCAGAAGGGTGTGGTGGACTAATGGTAGATGCTTGGGGTGGTAGAGCAGGTATAGAATGGGCTAAGAATAAGTTAGAGTCTATTAGAGAAGAGAACAGTGCGCAGACATTTGCTAAACACGGGAGTAACGAAAAATATACCTTTGCAGTAGATCAAGAACAACAGATGGTTGTAGGTCCTCTTATGATTCCAGATAAATTAATTTTTAGACTAGATGAACAAGGAGAACCTTACTATGTATTCTTTAGTAAAGATACAATAAGACAAATAGCTCAAAAGATGATGAAAGATAAACATATCGATTCAGTAAATCTAGAGCATAACCCAGACAATACTGTAGATGGATATATGGTTTCTACTTGGATAGTAGAAGATGAAATGAAAGACAAACAACAAGTATATGGATTTAATTATCCAGCAGGTACTTGGTTTGGTCAATACAAGATAGAAGATATGTCTGTTTGGGAAAAAGTAAAAGAAGGAGCAATTAAAGGATTCTCCGTTGAAGGCTTCTTTGCCGATAAGTTTGTTCAAGCTAAGAAACAACACTAATATATATTTATATACTTATATATAAAGCGAAACCCCGGTGTTTCAATTCGGGGCTTCTAAACTAATCTCAAAATAAAATAGTACATATGATACAGGGCTAAGAACGCCCAGATGTACATATACAATATAAGAACTTTATTTTAAACTACCAACTAAATAAAGGAAAATATTCTCTCCAATTAGACTTAATTAATTTATAGTTATCAGGAGATCTTAAATAGGTTATATCAAACATCTTCTCATCACTACCGATATATTTATTTTTTAAACTATTATCAATAGTTATTTCCATTTCATCTATAAGAGAGTCTAAGGTATTGTTAGGTACAAAGAAACAAGTACCATGTATAAATCTCATTTGAGATAATGCATGTGATTCTATATTATGTATACTAATTTTTTCATGGTGAGAGAAAAATGTAGGTTTAGTTATATCTATCTTTTTAGGATCTGGCCATTTCTTATGAGCATAATTTAGTATTTCATCTCTATAGGTACCTGCATCTTTCCAAACGTAAACATCTCCGTTAAAGAATTTATTATCTCTAGCATTTCTTAACCAATATAATTTATTAAACATAATAGTATTATATAAAGGTTTAGTCATTTCAGGTACGTCAAAATGTGCCTTATCTGTAAATTCTTGTGTCTGCATTAGACTTTCTAGTCTCTTATAGAATAACTTATAAGCAGTTAGATCTTCTGTCTTCTGTACGATAATCTTAGTATTCTCCATTTTAGGATCGTATACTTTTCTATTATCGTATATTGCTTTAAAAAATTTCTCTTCTGTGTATACTACTATAGGATTATCTATAGAGAGAACATTTCTCATCCAATGTAAATAAGTATGATAAGACATTTTAAAATTATCCCACTTATCTCTGTTTATATCAAATAACGATTGAACTATAACTGGTTTTAAAGCCATGACCAATTTACATTTTGGTGTTTATGTTTAACATTTACTATATCGTTGTTAAAGTATTTACCTTTTGAATCACTATTAAATACTGTATCTAAACTATAATTATAATAATTTAATACTGTAGGCACAAATCCTTCGTGCCAACCGTGATATCCATGAGATGTTACTTCTATTAATTTTTTTAAGGCCATATTACTAAACCTAGTTATAGGGTAAAAAGATCCAAAGTACTCTTTAGTTTCTGGTACTATATCTCCATGTCCTGGGAATCTCATAAACCAAGAATTACCGCTATTAGTATTATTGTCTATATTAGGTATGTTAGGTTGAGATGTAACACTCTCTTCTTTAAAACAGTAGTATGAAATAAAATCACTCTTATTGTTTTCAAAAGCTTTAAAAAATAAATCCCAGTCTCTAATAGTTACATCATCGTCAAAAAACCAATAGTATGGATAATTAGGATATTTAAGATAGTAGTACATCATTCTAAAATGAGCGTAAAACCAAACTACAGTACGATTACCGTGGTGGTTATAAAAATGAGTCTTACTAACTTGACCTGTAAAGTTAAAAGTATCTCTGAGATCTTGTTCAGTATAAGTTAAACCTACATCTAACTTTTCTTTGGTATTGTCAGTCAGGTACGTAAAGTCAATACCGGCTTTTTTCCAATGGGAGTCATAACTGTTAAATGTAGGTTTATATGTGCAAACTACTTTATTGTGCATAATTCTTTTATTTGTTTATGTATTTCAGGTATTCTGTTAAATTGATGTACTATATCATAATCTTTCCAGTTAGGTGTTATACCAAATCTATTTTTTAGTATACGTTTGAATCCCCATGCTTCGAATAAATCAGTAGGTCCTCCTATAGCCATATGTAAACACCAATTGTCTGTTATTTTAAATGTTTTAAGTTTAGTATCTTTGTAGTTGTAGATTACTATATTCATAGCAGCTTGATCTTCTATATCATGACCTTTTAAACTATCTAAGCATATTTTATCCATTTCTCTAAACCAATTAGCTAATGCTAGAGGTTTACCTCCTATAACTCCACTACAAAATACTTCTTGATCTCTAGTAAGAGAAAAGTAATTAGGAAAACATTTGTTCATTACATCTGAGTTCCAAGGTTCCTCCCTATGTAGCATTCCTTCGCCTCCAACAAAAATATCATACTTATTAAAGTCCATTTTACTAAAAGGATCTTTTAAAAAAGCTACGTCAAATACATCTGAGTAAATTACTTCAGAGTAATTGTCTTTATTTTCTTTAAGAAATTCTCCAGCATGTAGTAACCTTAAATTGTTAACAGTCTCATTTCCTTTTTCTCTTATGCCTCTAAATTTAATTTTATTATTTTTTAAAATTTCTATTTCTCTGTCGGTAGGATTATAAGCAATAAGTACAACTTCTGAATTATCTACTACAGATTCAAAAGAATTCTTCCATAGTTTAATTGCTTCTAAATTTTGTTCTATATTGTTACATACGCCTGTTAGTAGTTTTTTCATTATAAGTATTTTTTTATTTGTTTATTTAATTTAAAGAATGTAGGCCAAGTATACTCTAACCACCAGATAATATTTGAATTATTAGCTGAGCTATTATCTCTTGATATTATTTTTGGAATATTACTATGTACTTCTTTATAAAATTGCTTTGAATTACTCTGTATCTGTTCTTTACTTAAAATAATTTGCATACCTCCTATATAGTAAAAAGGTTCAGTAAAAGATATTTTAAATTTTTTACAGAAGTTTATACATTCTTCAACATACCATTTTTGATCTCTTTCATATACTGGTCCTAAAGGAAGAAAAGAGTCTTTGTAATTAAAATTATCTATATCTTCGATAGTAGTAGTCCAATGTTCAAAAGGATTCCCTTGTAAAAAGCAAGTATAGTCAGATAAACTATCGTAGTGGTCTATAATATAACTTAAATGAGTTTCTACATCTTTACCGTAATTAACTCTATTATTTTTCCATGTTTTATCTTCAGGATCTTTGTTATAAACTATAACATTATGATCGGATAATCTGCTTATCCAACTAACATCTTCTTTAAATTTAGCTATTACTATATCCATTAAAGTACCATTACTTTTTTAGTTTGCCATCCATCTTTATTTCCTGGCCATATTATTATTTGATGAGGTTTAGGACCTGTATAAGATTTCCATATAGTAAAGTCTCCACCATCTCTAGCTGCTTTAACTCTATTGTTAAATTGTTCTCCATCCATATCTTCTCTATGTATTTGAGTACCATCTTTATCTTCGAATATAAAGGCACAAAAAGTATAATCGTCTAAAGGAAAGTCATAGTGATTTAAATCTATAGCATGTTTAAATTCTGCACTATAAGTATCTTCTTTAGTACCAGGAGGGTGATTATTAGCTTTAGTTCTATCTGATATAGCTCTTTCTTTAAATTTTATACCAGCATATACTTCGTAATCTTGTAGAGTTCTTAGTGTACCTAAGCCGTATTTAGTTTCTTTTATTTCATCTTGACCATCTACATGTAACAAGCTTCTTACTTTAGCATGACATTTTGTATTTTTAGCACCCCATTCCTTATCGTCATCCCATTGTTTAGTTCTACCATTTCTAGTATATTCATGCCAAGCTAAAACTTTATTAGGGTGAAATAAATTATAACCATGAGTATAAGATCTAACTGCTAATGTTATTTCTTCTCCGTGAAAATAATATTCTGGATCATGTTGTACTTCCACAGCATGTTGACCTAGAGTAAAGGCAAAGTGAGCAGAAAAGAATCTAGCTGGTATAGGGTGTAAAGGTTTATTATCTATGTAGTAGGGTAAAAAGAATACTACACCCTCAGGGGTAAATCTATCGAAAGACATACCCCATGGATGATGGACCCGTCCGTCAGGTTCATTTTCTGGATTATAAGAAGGAATATAACTGGTAAGTAAAGGTTTGTCGTTACCCAGGTTAATTAACCCCTTTAGCATTGTTATACACTCTTCATCCCAATTTTCTATAAACCTGTGGTGGGAGTCTAATTGTAAGGTATAATCTTCGCCTTGGTATTGTTGTTGTATTAGGTTTCTAGCCCAACAAGCACCCTTACTATCGCTATAAGGGATATCAATAATGTTACATCTAGGATTATCATAAAATTCGTTTAAGTTATCCCAGTCGTCATCTGGGTTATGTTGCCAGGCTATACAAACATTTAGTCTATCTGGATGCTTAGCCTTTGAGAATAAATCTCTTAAAGTTGGAACTAATTCAGGGTCTCTATATGCAGCTATTTGTACGAATATAGTTTCTTCACCCTGTTTCTTTTTATCAAAATTAAAACCCATTTATATTATTTATTTTTTCCACTGTTTGTTTAATGCTGGTTGTAGTAATTTAATCCAATACCTTTCTATATCTAATCTCGTTTGTTCATCATCTGATTCTGAGATTACAAATGAAGTAATATACTTAGCATTGTGATGCCATAGAACTGATTCTTTACTATAAGGTCTTTTATGTTGAGCTAATCTCAGTCTTAGTTGACCAGAACTACCTACATATAAACCTTTATTAGTTACTACTATGTATACTCCACCTTTAAGTTTTCCTCTCCATCTAGTACCATTTGCTTTACTTAATTGTTTCCATTGTTCTACATTTTCTCCTCTCCATTTCTTAGAGGTCTTTTTAGTCATTTTACTATAATGACATTTTTTACAATAATTATAAGTATAAACTTTATTTTGTCTCTTATTATTTATTGAGTAATATTCACTTATAGGTAAGTCTTTATTACATTTAGTACATATTTTACTCTTCTCCATTATTATATATTATTTATTTATTTATATCTATATACTATACATATCCCATATTATCCATTCCATATAATATTTTTTATATATAACCTATATAACTATATAAATCTTATTATATATTATCTAAGATATTAAAATTATCTCGTATAAGCAACTATTTATACAAGTTTTTTCAAAAATATATATTTATACCTATTTATTAGGGTAAAACTTTTATTAACCCAATTAATAATTCACTATGCAAAAAGAGGAATTAAAAACGTTGGTTAAAAAGTACTTCAACTTGACAGAGAATAATACATCCGAAAATAACGCAGAGATTAAGGCTGAATCATTTGATTCGGCTGAACTTGTTGACGGCACTAAGATTACCAATAAGGAATCTGACGAATTTGCCGTAGGACAGACTTTGTACGTTATTACAGAAGAAGGCGAAGAAGTGACTGCACCCTCAGGGGAGCACACTACTAAGTCAGGTATTGTAATCGTAGTCGACGGCGAAGGAAAAATAACCGGCTATCACAGACCAGGAGAAACTGGACAAGGATCTCTTACAGAGCAAGAAATGGCTGCTGAAGAAGTATCTGAAGACGAAGTTAAATCTGATTCAATTGAAGAAGAAAAAACTGAATTAGCTGATCATGATAGAGCAGAGATTACAGTTGGTGATGAACCAATTCAAGCAGCAGAAGAAGTAGCTATTGAAGCTATTATGGAATCTGTTGGACCAGAAATCGAAGCACTTAAAGCTAAGCTAGCTGATATGGAAGTTAAATTTGCAGAGTATGACGAAAAGCTCAAAGAGCATATGTCAGCTCCAGCAGAGGAACCCGTACAAGCTAAGGAGAGATTATCCGCAACTCTCACAAAAAAAGATCAAATGTGGAAAAAAGAACCTTTTAATCAAAAACAAGCCCAGTATGACATGGTCTTAAAGGCTGTGGCTTCTAACACTAAAACTAAATAACAATGGCAACAGGACTTAACGTTTCGGCCCTTAATGACTTTAACAACGAAGTAGCTGGGCGAATCATTCCAAAAATTGTTTTCGAAGGATATACAACATCTGTTCTTCCAATACAAGAAGGAATCAAATATCAAGAACCACTAAACTTATTTGACGTGGATCTTCAAATTCAAACTGGTAGCTGTGTATCTACACCAAGTGGATCATTCAATGCTACTCAGCGCAATATTACGGTCACCGACAGAATCTCTTACGATGGATTATGTTTAGACGACCTAAACTCTAAGTACTTAGGTATATCTGCTCTAGATGCAGGATCCTATAACGAAACATTTGCATTAGCAGAAACTTATTCTGACTTAATCGTAAATCAAATGAAGAAAAAAGATGACCAATTCCTATGGAATACTACAGACGGTCTAGGTCTTTTAACTTCAGGATCTACAGCAGGAGTTGTAACTCCAGCATTAGCAAATGTACCAGTAGTAGTAGGTGATATCTTAGGTATCATAGACGAACTAATTATTAACTTACCAGATGACGTAGCTGATCGCGATGATTTAACTGTCTGGATGTCGGTAGCTTCTTTCAGGAAGTATGTAACTGCTCTAAGAACGTTAAATAACTTCTATTTCGATCCAGGATCAGTAGAAAACAGACATGGAATCTTACAAATGGCATACCCTTTCCAAAACGTAAAAGTAATTGGAACAGCTGGTATTTCAGGAGAAAGAATCGCATTAATGCCTGACGCTTACGCAGTAGTTGGTACAGACTTAATGTCTGACGTTACTAACTTCTCATTATGGTACGACATAAATGCAGATCAACTTAAGCACAGACTTAAATCTAAGTTAGGTGTTCAAGTAGCATACCCAGAATACATTATTTCTAACGATAGAAACTAATAGGAGTAACAAACAAGGCGGTTTCGGCCGCCTTTTTTTTAATAATTTAAAACTTATAATATGGCTTGTGATATAACATCAGGATTTCAACTAGGTTGTCGTGACAACTCAGGTGGAATTAGTAATATCTATATCTTATCAGGCTCAGTAACATCAGTAACAGAGGCAACTGGAGAAATAACAGACCTTAGTGGTGATGGAGTATTCTATCAATTTGAATTGACTAAGAATACAGGAGACTTTACGGAGACTCCTAATCCGAGCTTAGAGAATGGTACAGTATTTTACACCCAAACAGTAAACGCTGCCTTTCATAAGTTGCAAACTTCTATTAGAAATCAGGTTAAAGTTTTGGCCCAGAACCCAGATCTTAAAATTGTCGTAGAGACAAACAATGGATCGAGGATAATGTGGGTAAATTCTTTTACGTTGGAAGATATAGAGGTGCAACTTTATCAGGAGGGTCAGGAACTACTGGAACAGCATTTGGAGATGCCAACCAGTATGCATTGACGTTCGAGGGATTAGAACCTCAACCAGCACAGGAAATACAAACAACAGGTACGTTAACCGACGCGTTAACAGGTATCACTGNNAACTGTTTCTTTCTAATATAATACTTAAAAAATTGGGGACGGTTCTAGTAGGAACTCTCCCCTTTTTTTCTTATATTTAATATTATGATTAACATCTATAGTGCTCACCCGACTTCATCCTTTGTGATGTACCCTGATGATCCAATAACTTCATCGGGAGCACAGCAGTATAGATTGGAATTAACACAATCTTTAGACCAAAGTACTAGCTCAATATTTACGGTTCAAAGATTAAACACTGAACAACCTCAAAGAACATCTGAGGTTTTAGTTATGTCTGCATNNNNACAGCAGACGGTCAGTATACAGCTAGTTTAAGACTAGGTTCAGGTAGAAGCCTTAAATGGGGAACAGCCCATAAATTATTTGGAACTTATCACGTTAGATGGAGTGAAGTAGATCCAGATAGTTACGTAGGAGACATAATAGCATCAGATAGAGCTTACGTGCATGGAACAAATCTACAAGATATAACAACATACACAGGCACAGATCAAACAGGTGCTTATACCACATACAACGGATAAAATGGCAGAAAATAAAAAATTTAAATTCCAAATGATACCTCCTTCAGGAGGCAATAAATTCTTTGATCATAGAGAAGATTATAAGACTGATGAATTTATTAGATTTGGAGAAGATAACTTATTTCCTCAGAATACAATTGAACTTTATAACAAGTCATCGATTAATGCATCAGCAATTAATGCTATTGTAGAAGGAATTATAGGTAAAGGTCTTACAGCTGATAATGAAGCTTATTTAGAAAAAGCTAATAGAAAAGGTGAAACTTGGAATGATATATTTCAAAAGATAGCCTTAGACTTTAAATTACACGGTTCTTATGCTTTAGAGATTATTTGGTCTAATGATAGATCTAGAATAGAAGCTTATCATATTGACTTTGCTAACGTTAGAGCTGCAGAAAAAGATCATAGAGGACATATACCAGGCTACTATGTTTCATCTAAATGGGGTCAGATAGGAAGAGCAAGACAATTTGTTAACGAAGAAGAAGCATTATACTTATGTGCTTTCGATCCAGCAAAGAAACAAGAACATCCTCACCAACTTTATGTATGTAAAAATTATAGACCAGGTCAGCAATATTATCCGCTACCTGATTATGTAGGTGCATATAGAGTAATAGAGTTAGATATGGAAATAGATAACTTCCATACTTGTAATATTAGAAACGGTTTAGCACCGTCTCTCTCCATTACTACATTTACTAATGGATCAGACGATCAATTAAGAGATATCGAAGCGCAGCTAAACGCTAACTACGGAGGCACTGATAATGCTGGTAGTCTTATGTACATAGATGTAGACAGTCCAGAGAATGCTCCACAAATTACACCAATACCACAAAATGGTGCAGATGGTTACTACACAACTATTGACGACTTAGTGGTACAAAAAATATTAACAGCACACAGGATTACTTCTCCAATGATCTTAGGAATTAAAACTCCCGGTGAATTAGGCGGTAGAAACGAAGTAATCGATGCGTATCTATTATTCCAAAACAATGTAATTGTTCCTTTCCAGCAAGTTATACTAGGCTCACTAGAAAGTATCATGCAAATAAATTACCCAGATATAGTATTAGGTGTAGAGCAGAAGAAACTATACGAAGACGGTAGAGAGGATGAAGAAGTGATAGTAGATACAGATACAACAGCTCAAGAAGAAGCTGACATTCAACAACCAGAACTACTCGCATAATGACAGATGTATTACTAATATCCGAAGCAAAAGTTAGACAGTTTACTGACATTAACCAAAATGTTGATACTGATCTAATAAAAAATAATATAAGAACAGCTCATGATTATTATGTTCAAGCTGTTATAGGTACTGATTTATATAACAAATTAAAAGATGATGTTAAGAATAATACCTTAGCTGGTAACTATCTTACACTACTTAACGATTATATTCAGGACTTTTTACTATATGCAACTTACTATGAAACATTAGAAAGTATCTACATTAGACCAAGAAATAATGGTTTACTAAGACCTAATGGTGGAGAGAATAGTGATCCGGTTGATAAAGATCTTTATAATATGAGAAGACAATCAGTTGAAAATAAGATGGCTTATTACAACGAAAGATTGACTAACTACATTATAGAAGAACAAACCTTATTTCCAGAGCTTAATAATAATGATAAGCTTTACGAACAGAATCCAGACTATACTAACAAATATAAAAACCCATTTGTAATGAGAAAAAGCTTATATGCTGAATGGGCTAGAAAGTATGGTATACAACTTTACGACTCAAGATATAAACAATACCCTCAATAATGGCAACATCCTTAGAACTTCAATTTATAGATGAATCGTATCAAAAGCTAGTCCAGATAAGTGGATCTTATATAGCAGATGGTACTGGCTCACAAATTAATAATTTAACCTTAACTGCATCTTTTGCAAATAATGCTATATCAGCAAGCTATTCTAATAATAGTACATCAGCATCCTATGCTGTATCATCTAGCCATAGTGCTAACTCTGATAATGCTATTTCGTCATCGTATGCGGTAAGTGCTAGTCGTGCAGTGAATTCTGATATTGCCATTTCAGCTTCACATGCAGTAAATAGTGATAATGCCGTTTCTGCTAGTTATTCTCAGAATGCAGGAGCAGCAGTAAGCGCATCACATGCTTTAAATGCCGATAACTCTATATCTAGTTCACATGCAATCTCTGCATCTTTTGCAGTTACAGCATCACATTTAATAGGAACAATAACTTCTGCTTCTTATGCAGTAAGTGCTTCACATGCTAACTATGCTAATAGCGCTGGAACAGCTAATTTTGTAACTGGTTCTAACGTATTTGGTCCTTTAGGTTCCAATAGTATTTTATCAGCATCTTTTGCTATATCATCTAGTTATGCTTTACAAGCACAGACAGCTCATGATGCTAATGATTTAATTATAGGAGTTAAAAATGTATCTACTGATACAATTGTAAAAGGTACACCTTTACATGCAACAGGAGTAACAGGAGAGAATATAAATGTAGTAACAGCATCATGTGATGGTGATATACCAGCAATAGGAATAGCTAACAGTAACATAAATGCAAATGCAACTAACTCAGCAATAGTAAGTGGTAGAATTATAGGAAANNATACTAGTACGTTTACAGCAGGAGAAAATGTTTATGTAGGATTAAATGGAACACTTACAGCTACTAAACCAACAGGTTCACACCTTATACAAAATATAGGTATAGTAGGTAAAGTAGATGCTACTGATGGAGAATTAGTAGTACTAGGTTCAGGAAGAACAAATGATTTACCTAATATAGCTGAAAACTATCTATGGTTAGGAGATGCTAATGGAGTACCACAAGCAGTAATTAGTTCATCTATAAAAGTAGATGACGCTATATCATCTTCATATGCTGTATCATCTTCACATGCTTTACTAGCTGATAATTTAGTACCAGGAGATATTACACATGCCGGTGTATTTAACCAAACATTTACAGCACCGACTAGTAACACTCAAAAGAACTTTAAAACAATATCAGGAGTTTCATATAACGGTACTAATTACCCTATATCTGAATTTGCTTATATAAATTATCCTTTTGGACCACAATTCGAAAATGCATTTAATATAGCACAATATAATGGATTTAGTTATTCAGCTGGATCTGAATTATTAATTGCACCACAGAGAGTTCAATTTAATATGACCTCAGATGGAACTGGAGCTAATTATGCAGGTGTAATGGCAATGCAGAGTTCTAGTGCAGGTAATGGTACACAGACTTTAGTATATGGTAATGAAGTACAGTTAGGTGCATTTAGAGGAGTAACTATTGCATTAGGTAACAGATCAGGAATAGCTTTAAGACAAACAGAGAACTTAAATATAAATGCTGTAACGTCTTCTATGACTACAGATTATAATTACAGTACAGCTAATGTAGGTCACTTTACTACTGGTGGTTCAAGAGGAAATGTAACTGCTATAACAAATGGTGGTGGAGGTGGAACTACTTTAAGTTTAAACGGAGGTAACTTCTATACTTTAGATTTAACTGCTAACTCTACTACATTAAACCTAAATGTCTTTGATATTGTTTCTTCTTACGGACAAACGTTTTCTATCTTAGTTGACAATAGTTCTACTACTAATACATTAGCATTTAGTAGCGACTTTAAGTTTGCGGGAGGTACAGCACCAACAATTACTCAAAACGGTACAGATATACTAACAGGTATAGTATTTGGTGCTACTAACGTATATATAACAGCAGTACAAAATTTATCATAACATGAGCATAGAACATAGAATAGAAGCTATTAAAAAATACCTTAGAGAAGAAAAAGCTCAAGGTACTACTAAAGAAGATTTAATAAATCAAACTCCTATAGATAATAGTCTTATAGAAGAAGTATATTCAGAATAAATGAGTTTAATTAATATTCCTTTTGGGTTTATGGGGGAAACTGCAGGCGATCCTCTTTTACTGGACCTTTATGGTTCTGAAGTAGGCTTTGCTGTGTCCACTAGAAAACTTAGCTCTACCTATACTGGTAGTTGTATGGAAGTAACTAGAACTTCTGATAGTGCTACACTAGATATAGGATTTTTAGGTAATTCTGTTAATACAACAGCAATAACAAATTTTTGTACAGGTACTGTAGGTAAAGTTACTAAGTGGTATGACCAAACAGGAGGAGGTCATTACTTTGGAGATGATAATGGACCTGTAATATATGATAACGGTGCTATACAAACCTCTAGAGGATTACCTACTTGTAATTTTGCTTCTAGTAATACTACAGTAGAATCATTACACTATCAAGGAGGAGGAACAGGACAAGGATATGAATTTACAGGATCTTATAGTTACTTTATAGCATCTACAGGAGCAACTCAAATACAGAAATACATGTTTGGTAGTTCAAAAGGAGCATCTAAACCTGCTATTATATGTGGGTATGCTGGAACAAACAGTTTAGAATGGTATAATACTCAAAGACAAACAATTACATCAGCTGCTTCACAAACTGACATACAACAAATATCAGCTATACACGATGCTACTAACACAACAACAGTTCACTACTCCGGTAGTCAAGCATTTTCAGTAGGAGGGGATTCTTTACCTTCTAGTCCTTCAGACGTAGAAGCATTAGGAGGATCTAGTCCAACACAAGATTACTATCAAGGAAAAATGTCAGAATTTATATTCTATAATAATGAAAAGTCTACTGATCGAGCTGCTATAGCTACTAACCAGAACGACTATTATCAAATGTATTAGGTGGATCTGCCATATGATTGATTGAGTACCTTTCTTAAGATAACCACCTGCCCCTCTACCCGAGGGGTTTTTTTTTAGGAAAAAGTTGCCTAATTATAATAAAGTAACTATATTGTATATATGAAGTTGACCGAAGAGGATAAGATTGTTAGAAAAGAACTAGAAGATATATATCCTCAATTATTAATAAATGCAGAAAAGGTATGCGGAGCAGCCTTTAATAAGCATGGTATGGATTTACTAGCAGTAGGTATAGAACAATATCTAAAGAAACCCATAGAGTATCAGCTGAAAGTTATAAGTGATGGTAAACTAGAACATTTTATTACTCATATAATGAACTTCCAGTTAAAACATGCTACTACTCATTTTTATCATCACTATAGAAAGCATCATGAGAAACAAAGAGAGTTATTTCCTAACTACGATTATGGTACTAACTTTCAGATAGATGGATGGGAAGAGAATCATAAAGGAGATGATGACGCTATGTTATGTGTAAAGCATCATATGAAAAAATTAGATCCTTATAGAAAAATGCTAGTAGATGAATATGTGATAAATGGTTTAAAGTTTAATCATATATCTAAG